CAATATTTTATCGGGGGGGGGTACTTCAAGGAAGTATATCCTATCTAATAGAAATATTGAGCAATCTTCTTTTAGTGAGGTTGCAGCATGAAAATTAATCCTAATTTATACGTTGGTCCAAATAAAATTCAACTAACACCTTATAAATCAAACTACAATTACTATAGATTTTTTTATAAGGGCATGG